GAGGCCGATCGCCCAGTCAGCCGTCGAGCCCGGGTAGGTCACCGTGAAGGACAGGCCGTCGCCGGCCTTGGTCACCGTCATCGCGTAGACGTTGTTCTGGCGGTCTTCGAGGGACGAGCTGATGGTCGTCGTCAGGAGGTTGGCCGGACCCGTCGCCCCGGGCGTCCAGGTAAAGGTGCAGGCGAAGGTGTTACCCTGCGAGACGGTTACTTGATTAGTGCAGCTCATCGGGTCTTAACCTTGCCCCGATTGGAAGGGGGGGTCAGAGGTCGAAGGAAACCACGTCCGTCGAGCTCGTGATCGTCTGGAAAGACCCGGTGACGCCGTTAAGCGCCGAGTAGGCCATCGTGTAGGTCGTCGCGTCAATGACCACGTCCCGACCTACCCATGTCGCTTGGACCTCCACGTCGTCGAGGTAGTTCGGGGCATAGGTCTCTGCCGGGTCGGTGTTATAGGCGCCGACATAGAAGGCAGACGAGGCAGGGAAAGGCGAGCCAGGGAATGCGAGGGGGCCTTGATAGCCTGTCTGGGGGGTGCCGCCCGAGTCCGTCCAACTGACAAAGTTCCACCACTGAGCGCAGCGGAAGAAGGTGTTGGCCTCTGAGGCCCATCCGTCCGTCGCGACGTTGTTATGGGCTCCGCCGGCGATGCCGAAGTAGGTGCTGAAGACGGGCGTGCGGTTGCGACCCCAAGTGGAGTTGGCTTCCGTTGCTCCGATCAGGACGCCCATCAGATGCGGGCGTAATAGTATTTGGCGGTCATGCCGTTGACCTTGATGCGGTCAGCCCAGAGCGAGCCGGTGACGTTCTGGTTTACCGTGAAGGTAGTCGGGGTCGTTATGTTGTCCACGGTGATCGTGCCGATGACGAGGAAGCCCCAGGTGTCGCTGTCGGGGGTAGAAGGTGCCACATTGCCGCCAATAATTACTGGGTATTGGTTGCTCGTATCGTCGTCGTCAGGGTAGGTGTAAGGGGAGGCAGTCTTAGGCCCAGCCCGGAGCGTGATGTAAGAAGTCTTGGTCGTGGCGTCGTAATTAGACGAGACCAGTTCCCCGGTCGGAGGGTTGGCCACCCCAGACGTGACGCGGTCTAACTTGACCTCGGTACCACTGACGTAGTCGTCAATCAGTGGGACGAGGTTATTGATGGTGCCCGACTGGACCTGATAGGTGACGGTCGTGGCGCCGCCCGAAGTCCGCAGGGCGACGTTCACGATCTTAAACGGGTGCGTCGTTGTGGCGCCGTCCCGACTCGGAAACGGATCAGAAATATCCAGCGTGAAGCCCTTGCTGGACGAGTCGAAGTTATAGCCGACTCCAGGTTGAATCTTCATCAGGCAGGAGCGTAGACAGAGGCGACATACCCTTCGCGGTTAAAGCGGATTTCATACTGCACCTTGTAAAGGCTGCCGTAGTCCTCCGTATTGACCTGCGCCAGGAGAAGCTGGTTCTTACCGCTGACGGTGAAGGTCGAGCCCATGTAGGCAGGCAGAAGGTCGATAGATAGGAACGAGCCGTCGCCGGAGGTCTTGCCGACGCGCGCGATCATGCCCTGGACGGTGGCAGACTGCGTAGTGTAGAAGTGTCCGGAGAAGGATGTCTGCGGGGCGAGATAGTTCGTCTTACCGTAGAAGTCCTTAGACTCAGCCTTCTTGAAACCGAGGAACTTGCGGCCCGTGGCTAGTTCAAACGTGGCGCCGTTGTTGCCGGTATATTCGACAGGATTAGTTCCGGCGACAGCAGGGTAAGCAGGGGTCGCCAGCGTGCCACCCGTCCCGACGCCAGCAATAGGTGTTCCAGAGAAGCCAGTAGCCAGCTCAAAGAAGTTAGGGTGGGTCGTGATGTTCTCAGACGTCAGGCCCTGCGATCCGCTGACCTGGGGTTCAGTGCGTAGGCCGCTGTTACAGGTAAGCTCGATGCCGACATAGTCCACTGTCGCAGTGGCGATGCCAAGCGAGTCGAAAGAGATGGTGGACTTATGCTGCTTGAGGTTGGTAAAGCCAATCTCAGAAAAAGAGCTGCCGCGCTCGATATACGCGAAGGAGCCGAACCTGTCGGACTTGTAAGTCGCGGTGCAAGTCTGGAGGCCATAGCCGTCATATGATACTTTCCAGCCTGGCTGGAGAAGCCCGGCGACTAGGTCATTGCCTGTTTCTACGCGTCCCATTAGTGTTGGTTAGGTTGTTGCGGTTTTGGTAAAGTCTGCGGGAAGGGCTCCAGGCGTTGCCGCGGCGATACGCTCAAGGGCAGCGGTCTGCTTCTTGGCTTCTTCGAGCTGGGCGTTCATGGCCTCCATGACCGGGTTCGGTCCGACGCCGATCACGTTGCCGAAGCCTTCGGGACTTTTAAAGTCTGCAGCCTTTGCTCCAGCCTTGTCAGGGCCAAGTGATTCAAGGAGCTTCTTTCCGTCAGCGGTCTTGTTGAAATATTCCATAGCCAGACGCTGGACTTCTTTGTCTTGGGAAAGGGTATCCATTGATACCCCGGCGCGAAGCTGACGCTGGAACTGCTCGGGGAGTTCAAAGTCTTTGAACATCCCGCCTTCGTTCTTCAAGATTTGGCGGGTCACTTCTGATTTGCCAGCATCTACTAGTTTCTTTTCGTCCTCTAACTCTTTCTTACGTTTGAAGAACGCAGCGGCCCGTGACTCTTCTGAGGTATTGAAGCGACTCTCGCCTGTCGCCATAAGGTCGAGACCTTCCTTGGCGTTGCGCTTAGCCTCTTCAATAGACTTGGAAATGTATGAAATCGCACCTTGGATTAGCACCATCGGAGCGGTAAAGCCTAGAAAGATGTCTTTAAAACCTGTGCTGAACTTCTTCTGAATGTCCTCAATCTGTTTGGAAAAGGACACTGTTGCCGACTTAGCCTTGTCCATCGCCTGCGGGACGTCGGAGGTCGTCTTGATGTTTACTGTCAGGTCTTGGGCCATGTCAGGGGGTGCTTTCCTTTGCCGGATTGGAAGCAGCCGCGGCGGCCTCCTTGGCTTCCTCTTCGGCCATGAAGGCTTCCTCCTCGGGCGACATGATCGAGACGTCGGCACCCTTACGGATAGCCAGGGCGGAGTTGAGCCAGATGGCCTGACACTCCGGCATCTCCCACGCCCGCTGTTCGGGGATGCCTGACGCGATCAGGTTGGCCACGATGGACAGCGGCCAAGGCACGCCCTTGTCGCCGCCCCCGGACTTGGTCTTGGTCTGCTCCCAGAACTTGGGCCAGTCGGCGACTAGGATGTAGCCGGCGAAGGCTTCCAGCAGGCGCTCAAACTTGGCGGGGTTACGCTGAAGGTTTAGGATCCGCAGCTTGTCACGCCAGCCGATGTCGCCCAGCTGCTCTTCGGCGCATACTTGGCAGGCAAAGATAAGGTCGGCAGGGGTAATGCCGCGGGAGCTAGTAACCAAGGGCGAGTCGAAGGCCATCAGCCGCACGCGATACTTGAGGCACCAGGGGTAAAGAGTTCGACCCAGAATCCTGAAAGGAGCCGGGTCGACGTAGGCGTTGAGGAAGCGGCGGTCCACTATCCTCTAGACTGCCCCCTTTTCGGGGGTGTCAATTAAAGCGTGATACCTTCGTAATCGATGGCCGTGATGCTGACCGAGGTGAAGCCCTTATTGGAGCCCTTATCGTCAATCTTGGTAATCACGCCAGAGAAGGAAACAGAAGCCGAGCCAGCGGGATAAGCGGAGGCGGTGTTGACCGTGAAAGCAAGGGTGGCGCCGAGAACCGGCATCGTCGAGGTCTTGGCGATGCCTTCGACCGTGATCTCGCTCTTGCGGTCATCCATGCGGTGGGTCTTGGTGATGCCCGTCTCGTCGACCACCGTGGCGTCCGCGGTGAAGGAGGACGAGAGGCTGTAGCTCTGGACGAAGAGGTTGGTGACAGTGCCCGCGATACCGTAGACGCAGGTTGTTCCGGTGGAGATGGCGGCCATTTGTAATTGCAGGCTTTGGAATTGGCTTAGGCGGGCAGGACCACCAGCACGTCAAACGAGAAGGAAGTCGCCCAGGAGCGCTCGTCGATGCCTTCGTCTTCGGACTGCATCGTGACGTCGTAACAGGCCGCGTCGGTCGAGGTCACGAAGGCCGCCTTGATGCTGGTCAGGTCGCGCATATTGCCGGACAGGGCGGCGCAGCGGGCGCGGTGATCGGCGAGGGTCGTGTCGTCGGCGTTCGAGAAGAGGGTGATGCGGACCGAGCAGCTGAAGTTGCCTTCGCCCTCGGGGAGGTCGGCAGGGCTACGGGCCGACTCGCAGAGGACCACGGCCTTGGGCAGGGTCTGGGTTGCGGCGCTGTCGCCCGTCAGGAAGGCCACGGTGGTCAGCCCGGTCTGGGTGGAGAGGTAGGTGCCCAAGGTGGCCTCTACGATGTGGCGGATGGATTTGGTTCCCATAAGTGGTTAGCGGCGGTTGGCGCGCTGGATGGTGCTGTTCATGTGGCGCTCGAAGCGGGCCTTCATCTGCTTGACGCGGTTGGCGTAGACAAGGCCGAGCACGTCGGCGTCAGTGGCGATGCCGTTCACATTGCCCTGCGTGTTGGTCACGCTCAGCTCGACGACCTTCTCGTTGGCCGTAAGTTTGTTGGTACCGAGCACGCGGTTGTGCCGGTTAATCCAGGCTACGCTGAGAAGTTTGACGCCGAAGTCCTTGGGCACGCCGTTAATAACGGGCTTAGGTAGGGAGCGCAGGGCCGAGGCCCAGCCCGCCTTGATCATGCCCACCATGGCTTGGCGGTCGCGGATGTATTGGTCGAGGTCGGACTTGGACTCGACGAGCATCTTGAGTTTGACCGGGCGAACGGACTTGCCGATGCGGCCGCCGAACTTGCCCTTGATGCGGTTATGCGGAGGACGCAGCTCATTGACGAACCCTTGGCCGTAGTCGGTCATCACAGGGTTGGTCGTGTTAAAGTAGTTCTTAGCCTTCTTGAACGCCCGGTCATAATCGCGGTCGTTCGCAATCTTGCGCATGATGGGCGGGAGGTTCTTCAGAGCCTGGAGTGAGCCCTTGCCGATGACCTTGTTGAACAGGCCGATGTCGTTGGTCTTGGTCGCGTAGGCCAGCTGATTGGTCAGGAGGGACGCGGCGGAGTTGGAGTTGCGGTCGTTGGCCGCCACGAACATCTTCTTGATGTCCCCGGCTACGGCGTTGTCGCCCGCGGTCTGGGCGGCCTTGGACAGGCCACGGCCTCCGCCCTTCGGCAGGGGAGGGGTGAAGGTCGCCGCGTCCTGACAGGCAAGGGCGGCTTGTTCCAGCGCCGCGTCCCGCATGGTCTGCCCAGTGTTGGCCGCAAACTGACGCAGGGCCGCGATGAACTCAGCCTGAGACTTCGGACTGATGCTGACCGACACCACGGCCTTGTTACTGGTTATCGTCGATGACGACGAGCGTGATCCATGCCGACCCGGGCTTGTAGGTCTGGCTCGTGATGCGGACGGTCTTCCCGCCGGCCACGATCTTCTTCCCCTGGGCGAGG